GCCTTCGCCATCGCCATAGCCATAGCCATCGCCTGCGCCTGCGCCATAGCCATCGCCTGCGCCATCGCCTACGCCTAAGCCTACGCCTGCGCCATAGCCATCGCCTGCGCCTGCGCCATAGCCATCGCCTGCGCCATAGCCATCGCCTGCGCCATAGCCATCGCCATCGCCATAGCCATAGCCTAAGCCTACGCCTGCGCCATAGCCATCGCCTGCGCCTGCGCCTGCGCCATAGCCATCGCCTGCGCCATCGCCTGCGCCTATCGTTGCCATACACTCACCTTGCGAATAATTGTTTCAGCTTCGGCTGTGCATTTTAAAATCTCAATGGCTTGCAAAAGCTGCACGTCTACCGGCTGTGCGAATTTGCAATTTTGTGGGGCTTTAACTCCATCATTTGCCATCTGCGAAAGCGATGCGGCGCCATCCCAGTACCATAAGCGACGCGCGTCTGTCATTTCAACCTCTTGCCCTGATCGCGCCTTTAGAATTCCAGCAAACACACCAGCCGAGTATGTGCGAACGATGCAATACTTCCCGCGATAGTCAGTCATCTCTGAAGCGATTTCGGCTGTCGCTGAAATATCCATCTTTTTGCATCCGATTTCCTTTTCGATCTCGGCGTTTATTTTCCGGTGCTCTTCAACCTCGCCAAGTGTCATTTTCTTAATATCTTTCATTTGTTTCTCCTATGCGATTTGTTTTTGATTCCTTTCCTGATTTTCCCGTTCGAGTACATCGACAATAGCAGGTGCCCACTGTCCGTGTTCGTTTACGTATCGTGAAAAAGAATCCGGTGAAATGTTTTTCTTTAGGGTCATAATGTCCCACTTGGCTGACCAATCGTGAAACGCGGTTTCAAGTTCCGCGCGGGTCATGTTTTGGTAATTTGGGAAGGGCTGTGCAATCTCTTCGACGGCCTTCACCGGTTGTAACTGATGCCATCGACCTGATAAAGTGGTCGGCGTGAAACCTGCCTCTTTCCAGTACAGATCTGTCGGCTTGGCGTTTTTTATCCGGCGAAAAAGGTCAGCGGCCATAGACTTTACTTTCTCCATGCTTTCGCCTGACTGTTCCCAAATCCTTTGAAAGGCTTTGCCCCACTTGCCTGACTCTTTACCCCACGGGAATTTATTCTGAGCATGCAATGCGGGATAACCCTTTTCGAATATGTCTGCCATCTCTTTCGAAGGGTAAGTATGTTTGCGCTTTTTAACAGTGGAGCCGTCGCCAATAGGCGCGGTCGTATTCTCTGGGGTATTCTCTGTTAGTACTCTCTGTAAGGAGAGATTAGCCTTTTTGCCGATCTTAGATACTCCATTCTGCCGATGAAGATTATCCTTTTTGCCGATCTGGACAGATTCTCCATTATGCTGATCTGCCGCCGAGTACAGCTTTATTAAGGCCGCGTGCACATTCTCATGGTTTACGCGTGAGCACATCTTACCTCTGTCTCCCTTGCGGGCGCTATCCATAAATCCACGAGTCTCCAAAATGTGGCGCGCGGTCTGCTGCTGTTTTGCTGAAAGTGCTGTTTCTTGCTCCCATTCGTCTGTTGTCTTTTCAAACCATCCGTCACCGTGTTTTGTGCTTTTCCCATCCCAGTAATAAGCCTGAGACAACATGACGCCAGCCGGTACACTTTCGCAAATCTTGGCAAAGTCTGCGCGGTAGTTAATCGGCTTACAACGGAGTATACTAAGCGTTAGCTCTTTGTCGGTCATACAACTTCCCATGAGAATAGAATTTTTTCAGGCATGACACCGGATGCCTCAAACGCCGCTGCCCTGATTAAATCTCTGAATGCTTCGGCCTCACGCTTAACCTGCCATGCCGCTATTCCGGGGTCGGACATGCCTTTTCTGTTTTCAATCTGAATAGAATCGAAATATATTTTCTCAGTTTTCATTTTCTAAACTCCATAATAAAAAGCCCTCGGCTACGTTGGAGGAGACCTTTACCAGCCGGGAAGAAGCGGCCTATAAAGTCCAACGTATGCGAGGGCTTTCTTTTCTTCCCTATTTTCTCACGGTCTCCACCGTGTACGCCTTTCGACGCTCAGACAAGCTAACAAAGAATCAATGCGCCGTCAATTATTTAGCCTTGTGCTTGTCGCGAAATGCCCGAAGCTCTAAAAGCTCTGCGCGTTGTTTCTTGCGGTATTCTTTCATGTGCTTAGCATGGCACTTGCTGCAAAACGCTTGCCCCTCTGCTCGTGGCTTGTTTGGGCACCATGAGCACGTTTTCTTTTTCCTTCTGGCTGGCATCGTTGCACGTGAAACGTCCACATAGACTGTAAATTAGTTTGTGCTTTTTTCTTGCCTGTCCTCTGGTCTTTCTTCCCAAGTTGCACACATACGAAGTATTACCCCATTCTCCCCCCGCTCAGGGAACAAGGCCCACGCGTCGGCGTCTCTATCTTCGTTCAGGAATTGCAACCGCTTGTAGGCAGCGCGCTTTAATTGCCAGAACTCATTCTTAGTTAACTCAGCCGTCGAGCCTACAATAAAATACTCGCGGCCGAAAAGAGTCTTATACTCTCCGTAGGCTATGTTGCGTGTCTCGTCAAAGGCATCCTGCATAAGCAGATTGGACACCTGCCGCTTGTCCATCCCGACTTCATCGCCCAGAATCGTGCAGCGTTCAAAGTGTGCATTGCTTTGGGACACTTCCCGCTGTGGTGATTCTTTGACAATGCGGAGAATAAACCGCGCGTTCTCTTTCTGCTTCATAGCCCAACCGTCAAAGGCTTTGCGACGGTCGAGAATCAGGCGCCCGCCTTTTATTGTGCCAGAGTATTCTTGCACTACTTACCCAATAAGCGCCGCAAATCGTTTTCGGCTTTCTTAATCTCTTCGGCGTTATATTCTGCGCTGCGCTTTAGTGACTCGACTTTATGTTCTGCGCTTCGTATCATGTCGAGACGTCGTTTCGCGTCTTCATTCTTGTGGCCCCACCACCAACCCGCAAGGCTTCCGGGAATTGGTATTCACTTTGCTTCTAAAACTTTGCAAGCTCTACAGACTCGCGCCTTTAGGTCTTCAAGCTCTCGGTTGCGTGAGTTGAGTAAGTCAGCGTCTGCGCCTTCGTCTCTGCACGGCATTTTATTTACCCGCCATCGCTTCGCCGTTTTTCTCTGCTTCGATTAGCAGATCATAGCGCCGCGCCTTGCGTTCAAGGTCGCCGAGGTGCTTCATCAGTTCGACGATATGCTTTCCGTTCTCCGCGCTTTGCGCTCGTGCATTATCTCTCATAAGCCACACAATTCTCAAAATGCGCCGCATGATTTCCGGTGAGCATCCAGCACGATCGGCCACATGGTCAAAGATATTGCCAAAAAGTTTTTCGGTGTTCTCAAACATCCGTTCGGTTTGTTCGTTCATTCTCTCCCCCTCAATCGTAACTTGTGATAGTCTGGCGGGTTCCGTGGTGTCGGGTATTCAATCCCAACGCGCCCGCATTCCTCGGCCAATAGCTGCAAAGACCGGCGAACCCGTGGCCGATAATCCCACATGGCTTCGGGCATCATGTTTTCTATCATCCACAACCGTTCAGAGACAGGCCGCACGATGTCTATGCCCTTGACTTGTTTCCAGTCGAAGCAGGGTTCACCGCGTACCGAATGGCACTGCCGCACGATGTAGAATATATTAAACGGGCAATTTGCCAGCGCCGGGAAGTCGCCAGCCGGGAAGACGTGCGCCGGGTCTGCGCCTGAAAGCCCTGTGAATAAGCAACGGCCATCGGTGCGTTTCCATGCTTCGCGCTGTGCTTGTTCGCGGGTCATGGGTTAATCACCTTTGCGGTCATGCTGGCCATTGTCTCCCAAAGAAAAGCCGTCGTGCTTTGTTGTTTCTTTTTCATTGCGCTGTCCCTTGTTTCTTTGCCCACTCGTCACGAAGCACAGAAAAGAAGTTCTCAAAATCTGAATTGCATTGTTCAAACTTTTCAAACATTGCCGACTTGCTTTGATAACCCAGACGTAGGCAAAGACTCATTGCCTCTTTTCCGTCGTCGCTCTTTTTCCACTTTTCAATAGTGGTGATAATCTTAGCCTCTCGCGCCTTGGCGTCCGCCGCTTCTTTTTCGATGCGCTCGCGCTCTTTGTCGTCTTCGCTTACTGCGTCGGCCACGGTCTCCGCCTTTTGGGGCGTCACGTCCTTGGCTAACTGTTCGGCCCTGTGGTTAGTCGCTTCAGGCATTACGATGGGCTCGCCATGTTTTGCCTGTGCCATCTCGTCCTCTGTGTAAAGGCCGCTAAGTTCTTGCGGGAAAGCCGCGCGTCTCGCCAATGCTTCGGCGCATTTCGCCAGCATGACTTCGGGCATCTTTTTCCACATTGCATTCGGTGCGCCGTTTCTATCTGTGACGACATAACTTGAAAACTTAGCCACTCCCCATAAAGGCTCCGTGAAGTCCCGGCAGAGAATCCCAACCTTTGCCGCGTGTGGTGCTCCGTCGCCTAACCAAACGTCAGACCATGCACCGTCTTTACCGCACCAAAAAGGGCCAACCATGCCTTGATATTTTCCCGTGCGCTGAGAGATTAAGCGGAAACCGTCAATTGAAAACTGCCATGTCATCACTCTCTTTTTAACCCATTCGCCATGTTCATTCTGAACATTGTTCACGCGCGAGATAAAATAAATCTGACGTGCGAAAGGGTCAAGGCCGGTGCGTTTGACAACCTGCATAGCAAGCTCAAATTCTTCGGGGCTTGCTTCTTTTGCGATTGTATCGCGCAAAAGCTTAATGCGTGTGTCAGGCCATTCATGCTCGACGACGGCAACCGGATTTGAGTCGGCCTTTACGATCTCGGTTTTCTCCGCTTTCTTTTGCCGCGCCATTATGCAACCAACCTATAAACCGCTTCGGCCTGAGACACAAGCGCCCGCGCTTTATCCGTGACGATTTCGCTTTTCACGACGCCTGAAAGAATCAATTGCAGTCGGGCACATTGCAGCATCCGCCCGATGCTTTGCCGGTACATCTCTTGCAGTTCTTCAAGCCGTGCGTCATCTTCCATGCTTATGACGATAACATCCCGCAAATTGCGCAGGATTTCAGATTGTGTGTTCATCGTCTTTAGTAGCTCGCCACACGCGGCCATGCGTTCAAGAGTCACGCGCCACCCCCTTTGTTTTCGCGGTGCCAGTTCTTTGACATAAGATCGCGCCTTCCTTGCTCGTCTGGGCGCCCGTACTTTATGCGGCCCGTCAGATTGTCGCGGTACTGAAAAATAGCCATGCCCAACGCTGTACCACCAGCCGCTCTCCGTGGCAATCCTGACAAGAACCCGCGCCGCTTGCCGCCGCCCTTCGCCTTCCCGATTCGCACACCTGGTGGCTTTGCCGCGCCTTGCGTCTCTGCTTCGAGTTTACTTCGCGCCATACCAGAAAACATACCAGCCATAAACGCGGGCAAAAATCTTTTGAATCCTGATTTCACTTTTTCGCCTTCCTTGCGTCTTGTTGACGCTCTGCCGTTTCGATAATTGCGTTTTCAATCCACACCTGAACGCCGCGCCGGTCAGCCTTTGCCGCCTTTACCGCTGCCTTGTGGTATGTCTCGCGCATCTTAAAGCCGACGACCCTTTCGTCTTTTGCCTTTTCTTTCTTCATAGGCGCCCTGATAAAATCACGACTAACATGAACGCCACCGTGAACAATGGCAAAAGCCATACCGGAACCCCTGAAAGCGGCATCGGATATAATTCATCCGATGGAACCGTAAATGGTTTTTCCTTCTTATTCTTCTTTTTCATTGTTTCCCTTTAACCTTGTTGTAAATTTGATTTGCGATAATTAAGTTTATGCCGCACGAGCAAAGACACCCGATGGCTTGCCTGTCAAGGCCGACTGTAAATAGCATCACAGCGACACCAACCGTCAGGCCGCTAATCCACACGAGCACAAAGACGAGAATCACTTGCGCCCCTTGAGCCATTCGCCAAGCGTCTGGCGGTGTTCTTTGAGCTGTGCCGCTGAGCGTTCTTTGCGGATGAAATACGCCAGCCGCGCCCGCGTCTTGTAAAGCCCGTGATACCTTACCAGCCATATTCGAGACTGAACCCGAAACCGCCGTCGCTTTTGCTCGTCTGTCATTTCCCGTGTCATGCGGGCCTGTGACTAATCGCACACCTTTTGTCAACCTTTTATCGGATTATTATACACCTTTAGGTGACATAATAAATAATCTATGCCTGTAAATAAAGTGCTTTGCGCCTCACTCACACAAGGCATGAGCGGACATGAAAACGAAAAACCTTGTGAGCCTTTGCCTCTTTATAACCTGCGCCGGTGTCGGCGGTCTTGGCGGTGTTTCTCTGCTGCTTCATCTATGCGATAAAGCGGACGCGATACCGGGCGCGCGGGAATATGTGGCCGGTTCAATTTTGGGCGCTGTGTCCCTTGTGCTGACGTTCGAGGGTGTGTGGCGGCTATTTCGCTATGCCGCCGGAAAGTATGCGGATAATAAAACTACGCCCAAACCAAAGACCTATGAGCACGGCAACGGCGATTAGGCCGCCAATCAGAAACCGCCACTTACTCGCGGCGATTGCGTTGTCCTCTGCCTTTACCGCTTCTTTGTCGCGGTCTTTGCCGAGCGTTTCGGCTTGCTCGTCGATTTCGTCGAAGAGTTGCGAAAGGGCTTCTTCGTCTTCTTTCTCGATATCGTACTTTTTAACAATGGCGCGGGCGTCTTTGGTTCGGTCTTTGATTCTCTCGGCCTGAACCACCCCAACGCCTTGCGCCGAACGACACGCAGAAAATCCAAGCCCCACAAATGCCAGCCAACCCACACAAATAAAGCGAGCACAAGGGACAAGACCACCCAGTCGAACCACAGCATTAATTACCGCCCGCACCGTTGGCACCGCCTTTGATTGCTTTGATGATCTGCACGAGCCCGAGAACGACCGCGAGTCCGAAACCGCCGACAATCAAAAATACATTATCCATGTAAAACTTTTTGCCCGCGATGCTTTTGAGCGCATGGCCGTCTGCATCCACCGGGACACACGCCCCAAAGGAAGTCGCTACCGGCTGGTATACTCCATAGAGCATGAGAGCCACACAAAGAATTATGGTAATGATGCGGGTCTTGTCGCGCCCGCTTGCGTTTTTTAAGATTTTACCCATGCGCTCGGCGGTAAGACGACCGCCAAGCCGTCAACGGTTAAACTAAGCGCATCAGGTCATTGAAAAATGGGAAGTCAGCTTCGACGATTAGACCGTTAAAGCGGCGCGTCGGTGGCCTATCAATGGGCCCCGTCCATCCGCAAAGCTCGACAATCTTGTCAACGTCGGCATGCTTTTGAGGGACGATGCACCCCGCGCTTGCAAAGTCGATGCTTTTCGCGTTGTCCTGATTCTTGCGGTGGATATTTATCGCGCACACGTCGGCTTTATAAACTCGCTCACCCGCACTGACTTTTTTGTCAAAATTGACATCCTCAAACCAATCGAGAGGGCCAACCTGAATAAACGCTTTTCCGTTGTGCTTTCCAAAGCGCCACACGTTCGGGTAAAAACCGGGCTTGATTGTTCCTTCGCGGACGCCGTATTTTTTGCGCGTTTCAGGTGTCCATTTTGTACCGGGAACCGCTGCACACCGTGCAGCAAAAAGCCCATCGTCGCCGACAATCGCTATGCAGTCCTGGAAGGTGTTATCTGCGTTGACTGTCGTGTCTCGTGCGACGATGATATTCCGCTCTTGCCACGGGTATTTATTCACCCCGTAAAATTCTTTGATTGCGAAGTGTAGAGGCTTTGGCCCCTTCATAATTATTTTCATGGTTTCCTCTTTGGCTTTTTTGCCGTTTCTAAAACTTCGATTCGTTGGTCATGTAGGGCGATTTCGGTGTCATGTTTTGACACCAGATTTATCAAGGTGGTGTGCCCGGCTTTGAGTTCATCAAGGTTCTTGCCCAGTGCTCGCAATACAGCCCACGTCACACCAGCGCCAAACGTGATGCCGCCGATTTTAATTATCATGTCCACGCTTTTGTAAAAGTCTTGTTCTGGTATGGCCTGCACTACTTCTTTAAGGTATAGAAAAAACGGCAAGGAATCCTCTGTTATTTTGTAAAATGTTTCGCTCAGCATTTCCATTATTCTAATTTCCGAAAACTATTACGTTTACAATGGAGCAGTTAACCGCGTTGCCATCAACGTCTTTAACATTAAATCGAAATGCTGTCGTCGATTGTGATGTAATGTCGACGCCATCAGGTGCACCTCCATCTCCTTTAACTGTCACGCATGCTGCGTAATTTGCATCTGTGAACGCGGTAGAGAAATTTACCGTATAGTCCCCCGAGGAATTTTTTGTTACGTTAGTTACACCAAAACCGGCAGCTATTGTTATAGGGTCTGACGCTGTGCCGTCAAACTTACACCAAGCAGACTTTGCCGAAAATCGCAATTGCAAATAGGATTTGATCGTTGACCACAGCCAATAAACAACAGAGTTTGAATTCTCAGAATTCGCCCCGGCGAAGCGGTCACTGTCAACGATGGTGCCTTTTGACGTGGCGTTTATTGCGGTGCCTGTGACATCCGCACCCGTCGCGATTCCTGAAAGCTTCGTTTTTTCTGTCTGTGAATATTGCTTGTAGGTTGAACCGTCTGTCACCTGATCTTGCGTGTAGTCACTGGTAGTCGCAACGACATCGCCACTGCGCCCAAAGACTGTATCGACTCCGCCCGGCGGCCCCGGTGGTCCTTCTGGGATGACGGTCTCTAAAACGCGCTTGTGTGCGAGATACCCGCCGCCTTTGTAAATAATGATTAGCGTTTCGCCTTCGAGAGAGCTATTTACAATGACATAGCCACGGGGCTTGAGCTGTGCTGAATCGCTCCAGAATTGAGACGACGAGGGCTCGCCGGTTGTGGTAATGCGGGTGAGAGGGACAGAGGGGTCTGTGGCAAGATAGACGTTTATTTCAGTGGGGTGTGGTACTTGAGTTAAGAGAACCCCAAAGACGCCGGGGAGTTCATCAAACTCAGCTACGTCGAGTTCTTCGCTTATGTCGTCTGTCCAATTCTTTTCACCTGTTCTGGGGTCTATGCGAAGATTTACCGCGTCGGACATAATGCCGCGCGGTAAGGGTTAAGACGGTGTGTCAATAGATTAGCAATATCAAGCCATCGGCTCCGGTGCCGTTAGCTCCAGCACCACCGCCGAAAGTTTCAGGGGCGGTTACTGCATCGCCACCACGACCGGAAAAGAATCCGTTGCGCTCTCCGGGTTTGCCATTTTCCGCATGATTTCCATTTCCACCGAACCCACCGGCCGAGCCTCCACCTCCACCCCCCGGGATATATCTAACATCAAGCCAGCCATTATTCTCTGCCGCAGACCTTGAGAACCAATCGATACCATTTTGTGACGTCATTACACGGTTCGTGCCCGTTGATGACACAGCTACATAAATGCCATTCCCATACGTTACACTAAACCAATTATTTAATTCAGGGGCGGTTCTCTCAGTCCAAGTAGCCCCATCAGGTGAAGTCATTATTCGAGCTGAGCCTTCAGCCGAAACGGCAACAAAAAGGCCGCCCCCATAAGTAACACTTAGCCAGCCAGTAGTACCCGGGGTAGTTCTGCTTGTCCACGTTATTCCGTCGGTTGATATCATTACGTTATTACTGACACCGGATGTACCGGCCACCGCCACAAAAAGCCCAGCGCCGTAAGTTATGCTTTGCCATCCATTCGCGCTTGCCGCTGATCGACTCGTCCAAGTCGCACCGTCTGGCGACGTCATTACACGGTTCGTGCCGTTTTGAGCCACCGCCACAAAAAGCCCAGCGCCGTAAGTTATGCTCGTCCAGTCGTTAACTTCAGATTCTAAATGTGCAGTCCAGTTTATGCCGTCCGGCGATGACATTGTCCGATTAGCACCATCAGCAGAAACAGCAACAAAAAGTCCGTTCCCATAAGTAACTTCAAACCATGTATTATTTTCAGCGGCTGTGCGTGATGTGAATACCGCACCGTCTGGCGATGTCATTACACGGTTCGTGCCTGTAGAAGCAACTGATACAATAAGGCCATCACCGTAAGCGATGCTAACCCATGTATTATTTTCAGAGGCTGTGCGTGAGAACCAATCGATACCATTTTGTGACGTCATTACACGGTTCGTGCCGTCAGAGGCAACCGCGATAAAATACCCGTTAGCACCGTTTCCGCCAGTATGTGGTACGCCATTTATCCCTGTGCTCCCAACCGTTCCGGTCCCGCCAGCACCGCCAGAGCCTCCCGAAGTTGCCGAATTCCCGGCACCCGCAACGCAACCAAACATGGTTGTCGCAATCCCCACAACCCCTACTACGTATGCAAACATGTCTCCTCCTATGGCGTCGAGGTCTGCGACTCCGTAAACAGAACCGCCTCCGCCCCCTCCGCCGCCCGCGCTGTGACCATCTCCACCGGGGCCGACAAGCACAAAAAATACCTTTGACACGTTGGCCGGGCGCGACCAATTCCCCGAACCAGTAAGGATTTCAGGCTGTGTCCGGCGCGTTAAGCCAAGGAATTTACCCAAAGACACGAGGTCAGTTGACAGGGATTCTGTGACGTCCTTTATCCGTTTCCCGCTCGCTGAGATTGTCGAGCCGGTCGAGAGCGCCAAAAGCACAGACCCCCGCAAGATTGTTTCGCCCAAAACCCTCAGACTCTCAGCCGTCATGCCACCCTGAACCGTGACAGATCGTTCGAGGTTGAACCGATCATCCGCACGAAAAGACGAGTTTAACCCCATGCCGAGACCGTGGTAAGATATTGTGAACGTCTGCCCGATTCGCGTCTCGTGCACCTCTACAAAAGAGTGTGACCAATAAGTGAGCGCGGAATAATCGACGCGGTAATTTCCGTATGCCGGAACGGTTGTTCGGCTGACCTCTGAGAGAGTGACGAGCGCAGCATCCTTGACAACCACCGACGAAGGTGAGCGACGCTGACAGGCTTCGCGGGTGAAGAATCCGACCCGCCCCAAAGCGTCGAAATACTGCGCGACATGTACTTCATTTGATATCGGCACCGGCCGGAAAACTTGGCGGAAAGGGTCGAAGCGAAAGTCTGTATCTGCCATGATCAGTAGATGATTAAAATAAATCCATTTGCCCCGGCGCCACCCGCACCGACACCACCACCACCACCGCCGCCGTAAACCGTGCCAGCCGTACCAGTTGCGCCCGTACCATCGCCACCCGGCCCCGCAAAGAATCCGTCTGATTCGCCACCATCAGGGCTACCACCGGCCACACCGGCACCGCCGAACCCACCGGCCGCACCGCCGCCGCCGCCGCCCGTGCCACCGCCTGAGCCGTTCGCGCCTGCCCCACCGGACACCGCTTTACCCGTAACATTAGCGCCGACCGTTCCCGTACCGCCAGCGCCCGCCGTGCCGCTCGAACCGTTTGCACCTTTTCCGGCTGTGCTGCCGAAGATCGTTGTATCATTGCCTGGCGTTCCGGCCACATAAGCAAAAGAGCTGCCGCCGATTGCGTCAAGGTCGGCCACGCCATAAACCGCCGCACCGCCACCACCGCCACCACCGCCACCCGCTGCCGTCGAGCCATTGCCTCCCGGCCCGATAATCACAAAAAACACCCTGTCAACGCCCGTCGGCCGCGTCCAATTTCCCGAACCCGTCAAAATGGTCACCCCGTGAGACTCGACGAGATTTTCAGCCTGTCCCAACGGTAAACCGTCAGTATCGTCGACCGCGTTCGCCACGTCCTGAATTTGTTTGCCGCTCGCGCTGATTTCCGCCCCGGTATCCGCCGCAAGTATTACGTCGCCTTCAAGGGTAGTTTCTCCCGACACGTCAGCATCGCCGACCACCTCCAAATCACCGGCCACGGCCATGTCAAAAGCCACGTCGAGATTAGCCCGCAAGTGAGTAAGCCACCGGGGAGGGGTGCCAAGGCCATGATAACCAACCACGAAGGTTTCGCCGTCGCGCGACTCGTGCACCTCGACAAAGCCTGTGCCGGTGTATCCATCAGCGTCATAATCTACGCGGAATTGATCGGCAGAGGGAACCGTCAACCGTGGCACCTCAGTCAGTACGCCGCCACCCGTGGCCAATGACTCGACCGTAACTGTCGAAGGTGTGCGAAGTTGTGGAGCCTCGAAAAGGAAAAAGCCGTAACGCCCGTTTGATTCGTGAAGCTCCGCGACGTGCTGTTCGTCGCCTTCATTCCACCGCGGACGAAACGCCGTGTCTGGGTCTCCGTCAAAGGGGTCGAAGCGGTAAGGGCTGTTTAATTCGCCGGGCATGTCGCCGCGCGGTTGCGCTTAAAACGTGCGGTCAAGCGTTACTTAAGCTCACCGGCGCTTTGCAGTTCAGAGGTAAGCTGCTGCAATGCCGCCACGTATTCGACGAGCGCCGCCGCAGGGGTGCCCCACTGAGACTTGACCTCTACCTGATTTGGCGTGTAAGAGTAAACCGCCTGATTCAATTCGACATGGTATGTCTTATGCCCGACAAACTCAAAGTCGAGTTTATCAATCCACACGGAGGTTGCAGACGCAAACTCTTCATCTATGCTGAATCCAAAATACTTCGCGTCCCGGATATTCGCGCCGGAAAAGTCAACGATGATCGGCGTAAAAACGGCTGCGGCAGGAAAAGCAATCCTTACCGTGTTTTCGTCCCAAGCGTCAACGCCTATCCCCACGGTCATGAAAGACCCGGCGCGGGTTGAGCGGGCATAGAAAGCGATGCGCTTTACAAGTCCTTTCGTGTCGATGAAAAGCTCCGCCGTCTGTCCGTTTGCTGCTTCGAAGTCGAAACGCGGGCAACCGTTCGCAAACATGTAAATCTCGGTGTCCGCCTCGACCGACAAATCTCCAGAACCGCCGATGGCAAACTCTGAAACGTCGTCCACGTCCAAATCGCTGACCGTTTCGCGGTATCTGCCCAAAGGCATAAAAACCCGGTAAATGCCTTGCGCCAAGTAATTGCGCTGCGTCAAAGCTTGATACAGTCCGCCCTTTGCCGACGTCTTCGGCTCTGCAAGGTCGATCAATAAAGCCTGCCCATAGGTCTGCGCGTCGAGTTCTGAAATATACCCCGGAATTTTTTGAATCAGTTCATTGCGCCCGTACTTGTGAATCGACGACACGTCATTGAATGGCCCGACCACGCCAAAGCCCGCCTGACCGCTTCCGTCCGGTTGGTCTCGGTGGATTGAGATTGTATTCTTTACTGCCTCATAGTTCTCTTGCGGTTGAAAATTCTGCATCTGGTAGCCAATGAAAAACGAGCGCACGCGGTCTGTGCGAAGGTATTTCGTCCACGTAAACGCGCCCTCTCCGTCAACGCCCCACAAGTAATAATAGTCTGGCGTCTGTGTCAGCTTTTGGAAAAAGTCAAAAATCTTGCGGAGGCTGAACTTTGAAAGCTCAAGGTCGGCCGCGATTGTCACCCCGGATAGGTCGCCGATCTTTGCCGGGTCATAAGAGATAGGGGAGAACGGAGAGACGCCGTTTTCTGCCAGCGTCGCAATAATGGTTGTGGTATCCGTACCGGCTGAAAATTCCGTGAACCCGTCCGGCGGTTGCAGGGTTTCGAGCCACCGGCGCAACCCAAACCCCTTATAAATCAAAGGCTCGCTCTGTGTCCCCGGTGTCGGCGGTACGGTGATTGCACCCGTGAACCAGTTAAAATCTGAGTTACCGACATTGAATTTTACAATAGAAAAAGGCTCAATGGCAAACCGTGGCGGGCGCAAGAGTTTGAGAGAAAAGTCCGCGCATCCGTTACGGTCTATCGTAAACGTCAGTTCTGAAATCTCTGACCGCTGTTTGTCAGTGCGGATAGTGCCAAGGATTGCTCCGGTTAATGTCGATATTGTCAGGTTTCCGCCGCTGCCGGGGTTTGTCGTCGGGCTGATTGTATAGTCATATGCCCGGTTAAAAAGCCGGTGATCGTAGCCCCACCCGGTTTGATTGCGCCGCCTTGAGGTTGCCGGTGTGTAGCCCCCTAACGGAGACGAGGGGCCCCCGAGCCCCTCTTCGCCTAATACTGAACCGCCGAAGCCGGGCGCGCTCAAAATGGCCGCCTTGTCCGGTGCTGAATCGTAATACCCGCAGAACCGTAAGTAGAGGTAAAGGTGATTGTATTTAATCCGGGCGGAAAGTTCAAAAGCCCTGTGCCCTCAGCGAGCGCAGACGAAACGTCAGTGACCGCGAGCCCGTCGTCAATTTCGATTGTCCCTTCCCGCGAGTCGATGGTCAATGTCGCACCTGGAACAAACAGAGCCGAGCCCAACCGGAATACACCATCGTTTGCGCCGTTGACAAGCTGAAATTCTGGCATGGCTGACGCGCAAGTCATAATGATTATCGGCCATGCAGTTAAGGGCCCGTCATTCGTAACCGCGACAGACCCGCCGCTTGCCACCGTCGAGCCTCCGCTGTCCGTGCTTTCGATCTCGGCGGGGCTTTCCCATGCGCCATCGGGTGCAAAGCATGGAATCGTCCACTCTTCCGCACGGCGGTAGTTACCTTGAGCTTTTGGTTTTGGTTTTATCGACGCCGGGACAATCCAAAGGCGTTTAGAGTAATCTGTGTCGGTGTTATCGTCGCACAGGTAAAGTTTGTCCGGCGTTGCGGTTGCAAGCATCGCATAGAGTAAATCGGTCTTTGTGTAGTATTCCGCGTCATTCTTTGCGCCTACCTGCAAAATCAGGTTGAATTTTCGTGATCCGATCTGACGGTCGCCAGTTACGTCTCCGCCATCGCGCCCGTATCGCTCATAGATTTTTACCCTGAAAGGTAGTTCTGGCGTCTCAATTTCGGGAATATAGTCGTCCACCGTGCCGAGTAAAAGCTCGTCCGTGCCGTTGCGAAGATACCACATTTACGCCCCCATTATCCCCAAACGGCGGATTTCCGTACCAACCTTTTCCGCTACCATATCGCCGATCATTGACGCGAGGTTCCCGTCAGAGCCTACCGCGTTTATCGCGCCGGATTCAATCACTACGTTAATAGTCGGCCCCATGCCGCCGCTGTCCATCGCATCGAAAAGCGCCGCTGTGCGACCGCGTGAAAGGATAAGCTCACCGCCCTCGGCATTGAGATCTACACCCCCCTGAGAGTGTCGGGGCCCGTCGATAAGACCGCCAGTTTCAGCGATGAGCGCCGCCGGTTTGACCGGACGCTGTGAGTTAATCTCTGATACGCTCGCCGCCGTGGCGCCTGTGATGGCCGCTGCCGCCGCGATACCGAGACCCCACCCGACAAACGGAATAGGCGCAAGAGCCGCGAAAGCATTCGCTGCCGCTGTGATACCTGAAATAATAACGTCAGTAATCTTGACCGCTTTCGTCTGCTCGAAGTCCTGCACCTCTGCGTCATACTGAATTTGCAAACGCCGCTTTTCTTCGGCTTTCTCTTGCGCTGTCCGGTCAGAGTCGATCTGAGCGAGGCGCTTGTTTTTTTCCTCTTCGGTCTTTTTCAGAGCTTCGGCTTTTGCCGCTTCAAGTGCTTTGATGTCGTCCGCGTTTTGCTTTGTAGCCGCGCTGAGTTTTGCCTTTGCCTCAGAGTCGATTTTTGTTTTCTTGTCGCCTGAGTTTTTCGCGAGGTCGTTTAATTGTTGCTGGAAAAGCGCCTCTTGTGCTTTGACGTATGCCTGCCAGTTCGCATCCATAACGCCGTCATTGAGTCGACGCTGTTCTTTGTCGACCGTGCGCTCTGCCATGAGGGCTTTTTCTTCCTCAAATCTGACGCGCTCTGCCTCCATAAACGCGGCGTGTGCTGCCTCTGCCTGTGCTTTCGCTGTCTGGTATTCCGCATCGTTGAGTAATAACCTCTGTTTAGATTCGAACTCTATGGCCGCCGTCTTTTCCGCTTCGGCATCTTTTAGGGCGTTTATCTGGTCATCGTAAGACTTTTCGAGAGCCGCCGCCTTTGCGGTTTCCTCGGCATCCGCCGCCGCTCTCATTTCCTCATAAGCTTTTTTTGAGCGGATGGTCAAGACCTCAAGGTCTCGCAATTGTACTTGTGTATTATATTTAGAGGCGCCGGTAATTACGTTGGTGACGGCTTTCATTGCATCGCCGATGCCGCCCATATACCCGACGACCTCAGACGCGGCCTTTTTTGTAAAGTCTGCTATTGTTAAAATTGAGCGGTTAAAACGGGTGACGCCGTTCGTTCCTTGCTCCATGGATTTTGTGATGTCAATTCCTAATGCCGTTGTTTCTTTGCGAACCCCGTCGAAGGTCTTCTTCGCTTCTTGCTGTGCTCCCTTTGTGTCGAAAGTCAGCTTCGGCGGTGGTAGGTTTGTCGCCTCTTTCCATGTTTGCTGAAGACCATTTTTTAAGTTGACGAGAATTTTATTAGTTTCTTGCGTGCCCTTGTAAGCGTCGATAGTCATCTGACGCCATGCCTTTGAAGCTTCGTCGGATGCGCCGGAAAAGGCAGACTTTACCAAAGTATTAAAATTTGATATTTGCTTCGATGCGGTTTCAAGACCATTTGCCACAAGGGCAATCGCTCCCGCGATGATCTGAAACACCGTCGAGATTGAGGCGGCAAGAGCGGCCATAACCTTGGCAAAGGCGGACGCACCCTTTTGAGCCTCGCCCATGTTTTTACCCGTGCGCTCTAATGACTTCTGAAGCTCTGCATCGTTTGGCGTTGTAAAGATTTTGGCAATAGCCGTGCCCATGCTTTTAAGGGCATTCCATGCGGTTGTTGCTGCATCCACTACCGGCTGAAATATCTTACGGGCACTTTCTCCATACTCGGAAAAGAACTTCAAAAGCCCCGCAATGGCAGCGGTCAAGGCCATGACGGCAATCCCGATAGGCCCGAAGGCTGTCGCGAGCCCGGCTTTTAACGTCGGCAAAATAGCATTCAATGCGATAAACGCAGCGACAAGAGCGGCCATTGCCGTAAGGATTGCGCCCGTGGTTATTATAACATTTTTAGTTTCAGCGGAAAGCCCCCGCCAGAATTGAGTCACGCCCGCGATTGCGTCGCGCACTACGTTCATAATTCCGCCTTGATTGGTCCAAGCGATAATAGACTCGCCGATCGATGAAGTCAAGCCCTTGATTGCGTTCTTTGTCTCGGTTAAATCGTCGTTGAATTTTTCCGCTGCCGCCGCTGCGTTTTCCGAAACTACAAGGCCATATTTTTCAGCCTCAACCCGCGCCGCAGCGAGTCCGGCTTTCCCGTCTTTCAGTAGGTTGACAAGCTTCCCGCCCTCCTCTCCAAAAACCTTTGTAGCCACCGCCGCCTGATCGGCCGGGTTTTTGTATTTTTTCATCGTCTCGGCTACGTCGCCAAGCAGGTTGTCAGCGGTCTTTAAATGACCGTTTGTATCGCGGACGGATATCCCAACCGTTGCCAAGTTTTTGGACAGTTCGGGGGTAGTATTGTTCAGCTTGCCCAAAGACTTCGAAAGCTCTTCGGTGCTGACGTTTGATTTTTCAGCCGCGACCGCCAGAGAGGAAAACGTCTCGACGCTGACTCCTGCCGCGCGCGAAGCCTTGACGGTTGCGTCCTGCCATTGCGCGGTATAGACCGCCGCCGCCGACATGCTCGCCGATATCCCGGCAATGACGGCCGAGAACTTTAAGACCGTTTTTTCCGCGTCGCTGAATTTCTTTTTTACGTCGGCATTATCGACGGTAAGCTTAGTGACGATTTCCTTAACGGGCACCTTTTCCGCCTCGCTGGTTTCGCGCCATGTCGAACACGTCCGGCCCCGCTGCTTGCTTTACGCCGATTTGATTTCGCAAATTGCGAATCGACTTTTCAAGAGTATTGATAACTTTTGTTTTTGCTGAAGAGGCTTTCTTTGTGTTTATGTTTGCGATTGACATATAAACCAAGTCCGCCTTTTGTTTCTCATACTCGCGGATTTGAGCGGCAACCTCTGCCGCCTCCGCGTCTGAGTAGTCTAAGTTCTCAAAGTCTGAAAGGCTGAGAGTCGAGACCCTGAGAACCCGTTCGAAGTACGCTATTCTTTTTTTTTGCCAGCCTTGCCGCCATTCTGCATGAGTTCTGCCATTGCCTCCGAAAGTTCGCGGATGTCGTAAATGTCCATGCTGTCAAAGTCTTCGCGCGTGATGCCTTCAAGCATGGTTAAAACCATTTCGATCGAGTGCTCAAGTGCTGAATCTTCGTCGCCTTTCTCTTGCGCCTCCGCTGCTTTTTTTTCAAGGGCTGTGATGCTTTCCAGAAAAGCCTTGCGCTCAGACAAAATAACCTTGCGGCGAAGCAAGGTTTTATTGAGTGTTTCAGTTTTGATTTTGAGACCGGCCCGCCCGGTCTCGGTTGTGATAAACTCAATCAGCATTACGGAATGACCTCTTCAGGGAGCATCGTCCAGACGTGCGCCGGTACATCGTCGCCGTCAGAGTTCGGACGGAGCACGATTTCACCCGCCGGTACGTAGTCAGCCGATGCCGGGAAGCTCTTAAACATGACAGTGATAAACTGCTGTGTAAGGTCGTGTGTCCATTCGCCTGACTCGATACGTGGCGCGCACACCATGTAAACGCGGTCGAGCAATTCTTCGGACGGTTGGCCGTTGACGTATTTCGTCAAACGAATCCAATACAGATTATCTGTGAGGCGTGAGCCCATCGCATTGACGATGGCAACGCCAACGATGTCCGAACCGTCGCGCACGATTGACGCACCGGGAAAGGTACGCTCGAAAGCTTCGGCCACCATTTCGGCGAGGCCGATTTCGACCATGGTTTCTTGGCCGGTTATCTGAGCGTTGGCAGGCTTTGAGCCGTCCTGCATCGACATGAGGTCGAGGTAATCCGTGCTCGGCGTCATGGTCACATGATCTGACTTTCCAAGGTCTTCCCACCCTGATTCGTCTTCCCATGAACCGTCGACAACGCGTTTAACTTCCGTTTTGCATTGGCCCGCTTGAAAGTTTCGAGCGCCGCCAAACCATCCTGTAAATGCCATGTGTGTACCTCTCTAAAAGGAAAATTTCGTAAGGCCGCGCGGTTGGGCGCTTTACTTGCCGTCAATACTTAATTGCTTCGTCAATGGTGACTTTCTGAAAGTACGTGATGCGGGATGCCTGAGAGGCGTTGAGAATCTTTTCAGCCGGGAACACCGCGAACTTCGAAGCCTGAGCGGAAAAGATGTGCTCGCGCCCTTCGCCTTGACTGTGCTTAAATTCTCCCTGTGTGGCATGGTGCCGACCGTCAAGAAAACAGTAATCCAAACCCCACAAAATAACCCGCTCAGCGCCGCCCTGTAAGGCTATAGTTACCGTGGCCAAGCCAGACGACCCATAGGCATAGACCGGCCCTGGCTCTGCGCTGAAATGCGAAGCCATACGAAAATTGATAACTCCCGGCCCCTTTGCAGCATGCGCAGGGCTCAGAGTCAAGCCGCGCCCGATAGCCTCCGCATCTTCCCGGTTAAAAAAATTCGCGTCGATGGCTACCTTGAAAGCATATCCGGGCACCTTTTTATACGCATGGTTTACCGGGATTATAGTCCTCCCTGAAAGTTTCCGGTAATCAAACCCGGTGAGCGATGGCCCGGATCCGACGATGTGAACCGTTTTTCCGGTAAATTTACCGGTTATAAATTCTACGTAATTCATGGAGGAAATACGTTTCGCTCCCACTGAGCATCGAAAGTAAGCGTCCGAACCATGACCGTCAGGTCTGACGTGCTCGACGATGCGACCTGTGACCCGGTGTAAATCAGGCGACGGACGACTCCGCCAAGTACCTGATTTTCGCGGATAAGGATATTTTCCACCGCTTCTTGAATCTCTCGAAGCTGAGTGACCGCCGGGTCGTTCGCGTCTTGTTTTTCCTGAATATCGCGGCCTTTTGAGATAATCTCGACTGAGATTTTTTCCATGGTCTCGTATGTTCGCTGAGTCGGCGAGAGCGTCGGCGCGTCGCCGTTGTCCTTTACATTTATGGCCGGAAGCTCCATCGAATCAAGGTTCAACGTCCGCCAGTCATAAACACCGGCCACGGCCGTAATACTTGAAAGCTCGGTAATGATAGCTTGAACGATTTCAGCGCCTTTCGTCATATTGCCTCGCGGAGAATCACAGCGGCCAATCCGTTTTCTGGGTCTCGAACGTCAGCAATCGGGAAATCTTCGCCGTTGATTTCCAGCATATTTTGATCTGAAAGCGGTTCGTCGAGTTCGCTGTTTATGTCTTCAAGGTGAACGAAAGCTCGCGGTGTGTGCATTGCAACGCCCGTGCCGTCCGGTTGAATCTCTACCCAGTCTGAATCGAAGATTAAAAGCCATGGAGGGTTGAAGTCGGCCCCATCTAAAAGAACAACCCCGGCAAGGTCTTTTACCTTGAACGGGGTTTCCTCTGCAAACTCTCCGCTCGTGATTGAGCGGAGGTCAGCTTTGAACGAATCGCGCAAGGCTTAGAAGCCGGTAGCGCGCCGCACGCCGTGTGCGTTTGGATTAAGCGGGAACATGAGAGCGGCGGTCAGCATCTGGTAGATGTACGCCCCCGCCTCTTTGTCCGGCCATGCCTTCATATGACGCTCGGCGGCGACGGGGTTTTCCACGTCATCGACGAGAGCGTAAAGCGGCGTAATGCCTGCCATGGTTGAACCGACGATAAAGCGGTCTGTGTCCATGAATGCGGTAAGAACGCCTGTTTTCGGGTGCTTATACCAGTCGGGCACTTGCCACCAGTCGCGACCGTCAGCCCGGCCCATCTTGCGTGCGCCGCTTGCCTCCAGCGTGTTATCAAGCTGACCACGTGCCGACCAGTCAGTCGACAGGGCACGCTGTACGCTTTCGAGTTTCAAGGCAGCGTTGGCCGCCGTTTGCCCCATGATAACGTAATCACCGGGAAAGCCCGACCATTTTTGCGTCAGGTCTGCCAGCGTATTAATATCGCCAAGGGCGTCGGCCGTTGAGGTTGTCCATGCTGTGCCGACGTTTGCGGTATTCAGTGCAGCTATTCGGCCTGTTGAGATAGTGCCCAACGCGTCGCCGGTCTCGCTGTAAACAGTTACCGCGCCGGTTAGCAATGCTTGGAAAGCCTGCAAAATCTCGGCCCGGCTGATCGATTGGTCGAGCTGGTCGAGAATCGTTGCCGAAAGAGCCGTGACCGCGTTTGCCCGGCTGTTGCCGTTTACGGTCATACCTTCGCCGGGGAGACGCTTTGTCAGGTCGAGAGAGGTTAAAACCTTTTTCGGCTTGAATGAAGGCGGCTTAACAACGAGGCCGGTGTATTCCGTTTTTTCGGTCACGTTCGCGGGTGCACCGCGAGGCGTTGACGTTGCGACTCCACGATCATCGCGCCATTGCGCAATGTCGATCAGGTCACTCGCGAAAAACTCGGGTGCGCGGAAAAGGTAATCCCTTAAGAAGCTCGCCGGGCGCGGGGCTTCGGGAAGTGCTGCTGTGATACCTCTGAGGATATCCTCAAAAACTGGTGCTGGCATAGTGTGTTACTCCTTTTCCTTTTTAATTAAGATTCTGGGAACGAGCCGTCACGGAAAGGCACGATGTGCACCCCTTTGAGTCGGCAAGCTTGCGTAAATGTCTCGTCAACGGCGTCGCCGGATGCTGAGAAAATCAGTGCGTTTTCGTTTACTTCGCAACCTGTGATAACCTCGACGCCGCCAAGCTCGCCGCCTGTTGCGTCGTAGTCGTCCGGGGAAATACCGAAAAACGGATTAGACGATTTGTCGGCGTCGGTATAGGTGATGAGTTTTCCGGTTGCTGTGACGATGGCCAAAACCTCGCCGCGTACAACGCTTTGCCCCGATGTCAACGTGAGATAGCGTTTTGTTTTTGGGTAACCTTCGTTGAAAAGGTTGTCGTAGCTGATTGTAGCCATGTTTATTTACCTGCCTTTTGGTTTCTGTCGCGTTGAAGATGCTTAACAATTGCGGCGGCTTGTGCTTTCGAGTCGCCCTCATGCGGTGCGCCCGTGCTTGAGCCTGTGTGCACTTTTGTAAAATCGCCAGTAAGTCCGGCTTTTGCGCGGCGGGCGAGTTCGGTGTCAGACGGATTTTTGCGGGCTTCGAGAAGCTGGCGCATAAAATCGGCGGCTTTGATCTTGCCGGATTTCAGTGACGCAACGACGGCTTGTTCGTCGGTGTTAGCTTCGTCAGCGAGGGCGGTGAGTTTCGCCTCTTCCTCTTTTGCGGCTTCGGCTTCTTTCGAAGCTGACTCTTTACCGGCGTCATAAATCGCCTGATAAACTTCGGGCTTATTTTCTCTAAGCCACTCGGGCGAAATTTCTTCGGCGGTCTTCGCCTCTTCTGGGGTCATTTCCGCTTTTGCTTTGCGTGTCGCGAACCATGATAATTTCATTTCGTTTTCCTCGCTTGCGCTTTCCGCGCTTTCTTCGGTCTCTTCGATTTCCGTTTCAGCGGCCAAAGAAACCGGCGCCGCAGCGGTGAAAGCTTTCGCGAACGTCAACGCTTTTTCACGATCTGCTATTTCGTCGATCATGCCGACCGCGAGCGCCTGAGCGGCTGAAAGCAAACCACCCTTACCCCATTCGGCTTCGATTTTCTCAACAGGCGTGTTTCTATTGGCTGAAAGCGCTGCCACGAATTGCTCGAAAGTTGTGTCCAGGATTGCTTTTTCCCTGTCGATCGCCGCCGGGTCGTCGCCTGAGTTAAATTTATTCGGAGACTTTGAGGCAACCACCACCGTGCCAAAATCAATTTTTGGCAGAATGTTAATCACTCCGATTGAGCCAAGAAAGGCTGTAGGGTGTGCAAAAATTTTCTGTGTGGCAGAGGTCAGCCAATACATCGCCGACGCAGAATACCCGGCGACATAGGTGACGGTCGGCTTTGTGGATGCGCGGATAATTGCCGCTGTCTCCGCGCATTCGGCAGCATCACCGCCGCCGCTGTCTACGTCAAAAAAAATGGCTTTGATATTGTCGTCGGCCTGAGCGGCTTTGACGGTTTCCTGAATCCGGCGGTACGTCCGCTCACTGAGCCCGCACCGGATTGACAGTTTCAAAAGCCCGTCGTCAACGCAGGTTTCAACGCCAGCGCCGAAAAACATATCCCAAAAAGCTCCGGGCCTACCGGACATTGGTGTCTTGATTAACATTGTTTTCCCCTTGCGCTTGAATCTGCGCAGTTTCTGCTTTTATCTTTTCGGCTTCCGCCACAGGTGTGGGGTCGACCTGAATTGCGGTCGCCTCACCTGAATCAAAAAGAAGATTAATGCCTAAGCTGTGGCGCTGTTTTTTCTCGCGGGCAAGACCTTCGACGGTTGACATGTAGTCATTTCCGGTTTGCTCTAAAGACTCTTGCTCAATAGTTGAAAGACCAATTCGCGTCCGCATATTCGCCGCGTTTGCGTCGCGCTCGTCGTCGATGTTCCCCATAGGCTCGCGGGTAAACGTAACTTTTGACCACGCCTCTTGCATTTCCATGTCTGAAAAAAAACCGGGCAAAGAGTATTTACCAGACGCCACGCGGCAATAAAGCCACTCAGTAAACACCGGGCCATTGAGGTCTGTTTCGTATCGGTCAGCCATGGCTCCAACGGGCTTTTTGAAGATGTTCAGCGCCGCGCGTGATGCGGTATAAGACGAACCGAATTTACGCTTATAAATCTCTGGGGGGATGCCGCAAGAAAAGGCCGTCTCGTCGCGGAGGTCTGAGGCGAATTGTCCATACTGTACGTTAGGCCGCTTGGGGTCTACTGGGTTGGCTTTCTCGCCCGGTAAAAGGCGCTGCACCGCGCCGCTCTCAAGGTTCAGGTCGTCAGCGTTTCCGCTCGTGACAACTTGGTGATATTTTTCCCGAAGCTCGTCGGACATGTCTTGTAGAAAGTTCGGGTCTGGGCTTTCCACCGTCATGGCGAAGTAAGAGTTTACCACACCCGCGCGAAGCTCGTTTTTTTTCAGGTCGGCCAAATCCTTAAAAGTCAGGATGTTTTGCGCGTACATCGGCACACCGCGCACCTGACCGGCCCGGATAGGTTGGAGCATGTGAATTACGCGCTGACGGCCTGAGACCGGCGACACGAAGTCAACCGTGTCAAATTTTTGGTCGTAAACATTGTCGAGGCTTCGGCGTACCCGGATTTTAAGAGGGCGCCCGCGCTCGTCGAGAATCAGGCCGAGAACATTTCGAGAGGTTGGCGGTGTGTAGTCGTAAACCCTATCCGGCTCAATCAATCCCACGTTAAGCTCTACTGACCCGTCGGGCTGTGCTTCGCGATTCAGAATCACAAACGCCTCGCCGCTGTGCATTTCGGTGCGGAGAATCAAACGGCTTTGGGTATAGTAATTCATCGTCCGAGACGACGTTGACTTTTTGCTTTTCGCCCATGCGTCAAAATCTTCGCGCGCGCGGGCTGAAAATTCGCTGATTAGTTTCTCGGCTTCGGCCTCTGTGAACCCGCGTTCAACAAGTTTCGGGATAAGTACCGACCTTTTTGGCACGCTTTGCGCACGCTGTCCACGTCCGATTGCGTAATCGACATAGGTTTCGACTATGGTGCGGGCGTCGGCGTTGTTATAGTAAAGGTCTCGGCAGACCGCGCGAAGTTCTCGAAGATCGTAAACGATTTCAGAGTTAGGGCCACCGTAAGAGAACAGGGCGTTTTTCAGAGCGCGCGGGCGACGGGTGCCGACGGAGCTATAAGCCGAAGTACCGGCGACGAGCATCGGGCCGGGGTAATTCATCATGTGCGGGGCGCCTGTACGCCGTATTTTATCCGGCTATGCCGACCGGATAGGACGTTTACTTTTGCTTCCCAATACTGAATCTGACGCAACAGCGCATCAACGCTTTGACGCTGAAAACTGCGTGAGCTATTCGTCGAGCCCATCGAATACCCTTGACCTTCGAGAGCCAAAAGGTAAGCGGCGTTAGCTTTGTCGAGGTTAGCTTGTGCGATTGCTAAGGTGATAGCGGCCATGCGGTGCCGCGCGGTTGGGGCTTAGACGCTTTGTCAATCTCAAACGGTATTAAGATAAATCGGAGAAATGGCAGCCTTCAAGAAACACAGGGATTATGGAGCCCACAAACTTTTTACAAAGGGTTTAATCAAGCTTTGACCTTTACCAATTAACGTCTTAAAGTCTAATCTCTGAACCTTCATTTTTAAGCCTTGTTGTTTAATCTTTGATCTTTAATGAAGTGGATTTGAACCACAGCGCCTGTTTGATAGTCAGATGCTTTTCCTTAAAGCTCCCAAAGCTTTTGCATTTTTGCGATGCTACGCCGTATTTTCCGTACAGCGCGGACGGTTCCATATTTAAGTGTTTTCGCCATTGCCCCGAAAGTATTACGCCTCTATTTCTGTGCGAGAATTGGACTCAGACAGAATGAAATCAACCTCCTTTTCAAACTCTTCGATTCCTTCCTCTACCTCTTTTATTTTTTTTTGGAGGTCGAGCGGGTCGATAATAACCATTTCATGCGCAGCGCGAAAAGGTTTTCCGACCATCTCGTAATCTTCTTCGCTTGGCTTTTTATCAGCCGTCGCTAAGTTCGCTTTAAGCATTTCAGAAATTTGATTTTCTATGGTCGAGTTATGCTTTGTTGCGTGCTGCGTTATCTTGGCTTGCTGCTCTTTCATTACAAGCAAAAGCTTTTTCGTATATTCGATAGACGCCTTTTTTTCTATCGCTTCCGCCACTGAATAATTAGAGCCCGCAATCTTAACAATCGTCGCAGCATTGGCCGCCATGATAGCCGACTTAATTTTACGTCGATTTTCAATCAGGGTTATGATTGATTCAAAATCTGATTTAGCGGTTTGTTTCAATGACTCAGGGTCTAAGTGTCGAAACGCAGTCGCCTTTAGTTTGTTAGTTTTGCAGTCGATAAATATCGCCGCTGTGGTTTGTTTATTTATTCGCGCGTCTAAAAGCTTTATTTCAGCCAGCGCCCGTGTGATTGTCATTTTCATCCTTTATGCTCCTTAAACTTAATGGCCTCTGGTCGCTACCGTGCACACTTACACAATGGGATGAATCACCGCATAAGTCGGTAGCGGCCAAAGGCCACTCTGTTCATCCTATGTGCGCTTGCAAGGCGCGGCCATGTAGGCTGAACGCAATTTGATTTTTTAAGCTGTTTTGTCAATCTCAATCGCCGAACATGCGCCCGCCGCCGCGATTCCCGCCGAATAGGTTTCCTGATTTTTTACGAATCATAGGTTTAGATATTCCGCCAGCCGGACGCGGTGCGGGGTTTTCTCCGTACTGCCTTTCGAGTTCGTCCCATTGTTCCTGAGAGTATTTCTCAAAACCGCAAATCAAATAAACTGCGCGATTCCCAACCCCCGTGTCGAGTGCTTCGTTTGCCTTCCCCGCGCCTTTTTCCCAAACAGGTTTTTTCGTGCCGTTCTTGCTGTATTGCCAGCGAAGTTTTTCGGCTGTCCTTTGGTGGAAAAACTCTTCGGGATAGTGGGGGTGATGCACAAACCCCGGCGGCCATGTTCGATTATGGTCGTCCCCTTTTGGCCGCAATCTTAGCCGCGTGTAAAATTCAATTTTCAGTGTAGAGGAACCTATAATCCAAACGCGCTGAGAGCCGAGTTTCTTTTTGTCTCGTGACCAATAGTCTGTATTTTTGTATGCCCCCAAAGCCGGTGCGCCAAAGTTCGAGGCGCCTTTTGTCGCAAACACTCTTTCGCGCGGATGCTTCTTCACCCACTTATAAACGTCTTTCGTCCCTGCCCCTGAGTCAATCCCTACTCCGCGTAATGACATCGCCGCGCCGTTCGGATGCTGCCATGTTCGCGAAAGGTACGTGTCAAGCTGCTCCCATTTCGACTCGCCAGCTAAAATATCATATTGAATTGACCACGATTCTCCGTGACGATTCCACCCCATAACCTCAATTTCGAGGCGCCCGGTATCTTCGAGCTGGTAGTCAACGAAAGCAGTGAGAGCGACAATCGACTTGTCGGGAATAGTCCCGATCTCGTAATCTTCGCGCAAGTCGTAAATTTGTTCCCATGGGGGAGCGTCGCCAAAGTTTTTCCAGAGGTATCCCAAAACGGTATTGTAAAATACCTGTAACTTTTCCGGTGTGTCGGCGCGTTCGAGGTCGTTTATTAACTCTTCCCATGTCCGCCACGGGCTGTAAAATTCGTTAATGAATCCTGAGCGCACGCCCGGTTTAGGATTTGGATTTTCCGAAACCGGCTTCCCTGCCGCTATAACCTTCGCCTTGTCTTTCTCTGTGATATGGCCGCCGCATTTTGGGCAGACGAAGTGAACGGGTATTCGCTCGTTTTTCTCATTCTTATACTTCATATTCTTAAAGTGCAGTTCGTGAAAGTGTCCGCAATGCGGGCAAGGTACATACCATTTTTCCCGCGTACCGTCCATGTAAAGCGGATGAATCAAAGACGTGGCTTCGGTCGACGGAGAAGAAACTGCGATGATTTTTCGGAATAGAGAGTTTTTGACGCGCGCCTTTGCCTGATCTAAAGGGCTACCCTCATCTCCAACATTCTGGTTCATGCGGTCGCACTCGTCCAAAATTACAACGTCGAGAGGGTCAGACGCCAGAGCCGCAGAACTGCCAGCGTGTGATATATTAAGATACCCCCCGACAAACTCGCGGAACATAATGTTTGTCCCTTTTCCGCGCCCAGCCTCAGAGACTAAAGGCCGCAGCGAGTGAACGTCTCGCACCATGGGATTAAAGCGGGTTTTCGCAAACTTCTTTGCTGTGCTTTCCGTGCTGGTATAATAGCCGATGCGGCATGGCGAAGTCTCTATCCGATAACCGCAGTACGCCTGCATTAAAAGCGTCTTAGATATCTGTGCCGAGCACATGATATTTACTTCTTGATGGTCTGAGGAAAGAAGATCGAAAAACCACCGCTGCCACGGGGCACGGTTAAAAGAAAACTTACCTTGCTCGGTTGCGTACTCCGCGCTTAGGACGAGGTTTTTTTCCGTCCACTGACTCAATGTCAGTTTCGGAGGTGGCCGCCATGCGGAGGCTAAGGCGTCGCAGAGCCGCTGAAGTAAAGTTTTCTCTGAGGTCAAAAGTCAGTTCCTCTAAGGCGGATTTTACTTCGTCGCCGATTATCTCGGCCACTCTTTTCGGGCTGTCCTCGGCGGCTACCGATTGAGACAGAGAAACGCCGATTGTTAAAAGCTTTTTTTTTGCGCCGTTTATGTGGTCTGTCATTATTGAAATAATGTCGTCAATGTGGATGTGCGTTGCGGCGTGTTCGGCGTTTGTGTTTTCGAGTTTCTGACGGCGGGCACGGAGTAAGAGGGCCTGTTCAGTTTCGATATTCGCGCGGCGGTCGTTACCTTTGACCCGGCGAAACTCAGCGGCGACGATCTCGGCTATGTCATATTTTCCGCGCTCTACCGGGTTATAACCGCGAGCCCTCAATGTGTCCGGGGTTACGCCTAAGATTTGCGCACAGTCGCGAACGGGTAAAACGTAGCCTTTAGACATTGCTTTCTTGTGAGTAAAAGTTATTGCGGAGGCTTCGCGCGTAGTCTTCGGCCGTGTTTCTCTTGCCTTGACGATTACGGATAAGCACTTCGTCGGCGACGTAAATGCGGTAGAGGTCGTCTTTGCTTTTCCCGCGCGTCGTTAATTTGCGTGCGCCATTTGCCTTTACGGGGAATCCCTGAGATTTACCAAAACGTCGTTTACCGTCAAGCCTGTAAATCATCGGTACAAACTCAGCCATGCGCCGGGGGTGCATGCCTTTATCGAAATAATTAAAATCCACCGGGGCAACCGTTGACGCGTAATTATACTCTATGGTCTCAGACTTCACAAGGGCGAATTGCTCAGGCTTCAAAATCTCGTCGGGGTCTATGCTCATAAAATGGGTGCACTCGAACACGCGGCAAAGGTCAATCGCCTGATTTCGCTTTTGCGCTTCGCCGTCTTGCCCGGTGCCGATTGGCTCGAACCTGACAATCTCGTCAAACTTTAGAGACTTGCACAGCTTGCCGATTTTGATTAAATCTTCTTGCGTCCGTGATTCTCCGTAAACGCTTTTGGCAGACCATACCAGAGCGAGAAAGTCAACGTGCGCCCGTATTGCTTCGACCGACTCCGCGAGGTTTTCTTCACCGTCCCAAAAGTTCCAGACCGCGCCAAGTTTCATTTTATCCCATGATCTATGATAGGGCTTTAGGCGGTTTTCGTGAATCATTGACGAAGCCGCCTTTTAATCTTGCGGCATTCTTGTGACCATTTCGCGGGATGAAATCGCCAAGCCGCTTTACGGTCAAATTTTACCAATATTCTGAAATGTGATTCAACGCCGATAATACACTCGGCGGTTTCGCTTATAACATGCCATCCTTCGCTTTGTGTGTCGTCTTTGTCTGGCCTTATTCTTTCGATGGAAATATCTAAGGGCTCAGGCTTTGCAAATCCGATTTCCATGTCGCCAATATACGCTTTGTATTCTTGCTGTGCTGCCAGCATTACCCGACGCGCTCCATGCGGTACGTAAATTCGTTCGCGCTGTTCTCGCTGACCTTTACAACCTTAAATCCGTTCTGTGCAGCGTTGCGCCTGACGCGCTCGTCAGTTACGAAGACATGCGGGAAGTCATAACCGATTTCCTCCCACTCGGTTTCAGCAAGCGGGGTTTCGATGGTCAAAGTTTTCGCGGCCATCGTTGCCAAGCGCCCGAAGATTGAATCCCACTCTTTTAACGCAAAATGCTTCATAAAGCCAAACGCGCAAACATTATCCGCCTTGTAGATATTTGGGTCGATGCGGCGAATGTTCACAAGCGCGAAAACCTTATCCGGATTCTTAGCCCGCGCAAGTTCAAGCAGTTTGTCTGATTGATCTAATCCGGTGTACGGATTTTTTATATGCGTCGCTAACTGCCCTGAACCGCAACCAACCTCAACGATTGGCCCAGTCAGGTCTGCTATCGTCTGGTACTGCTCGGCGTGTCCTTTTGGATTTTCCAACCAATCTTTTTCTGTCTGTTCGACATTATCATTTACCCAAAAAGTGTAATCCGCAAGATTCTTGCCGCGTCCGAGAATATCACGCATTGGCAAGTCTTTGACCCATCCCGTAAAATCCGGGCGGTAGTCAAAGAACGGCGCCTCGTAAATCCCATCCGGCGGGTTGAACCCGAAACGCAGTTTGTCAATCTTGCGAAAGTAAAGCATGAATGTCGGGATTTTTTCAATGACGGAAATGACAGAGAGCCCGCATTGATACGAAATGAAACCGTCGCACATCCTTAAAAGCATGACAATCACGTCCGCCGGTTCGTCAATCAGCACATGGTGAAACGACCCGCGAAAGTCTTTTAAAAGGTCGGTGTCATAAGACGCGCCTATCCAAATCAGATTTACATCAGGCATGGCGGCAAGTGCTTCGATTCTCGGCTTCCAGTCTGAGGCTTTCCAGTTTCCAGTAGACGATGATTCGTTATTGGCAACGCCGCTTGTGTAAACGACAATGTTTTTCTTATCCTGCCGGATGTGCTTTTTTGCGCGTCGTAAAGATTCGTGGTTTATCTGCCAATTCAAAATAAACTCGGTTGGAAATTCATGGAGGTAAAATTCAATGCGGTTTCCCTCTTCAAGCCATGTGTTGCACTCGCAATACATGACAGGTTGCAATTCTGTATAGTGCCCGACCTCTTTGGCTTTCTTAATCAATGCCGGGTAGGTGATGCCATCAGGGGTGACGCTCTCAACGCAGTCGATAAACTCCAGAAACTTACCGCGCTGCATTTTGATGTCTGAACCCGGCGGCGTGTGGATGCGGAATTTTGCGCCGATCTCGTTCGCACGGCGGGCGAGTTTCATCAGAACCCAGTAGATATCGCCGATTCCTGAGGGGGTGTAAAGGTCTATGTGTTTCAAATTATTACCTTCCTGAAAATAAATGTCATAGTATTTGGGGACGATTGCGGATTCTTGCGGATGATATCTTCGATAGGCTCGCGGGTTTCCATGCCGTAACCATGGCGAGAGAAAACAGCGCGCAAGGATTTTTCAGTGAAATAGTGTAAATGCTCGTTCGGCTTATAGTGCCGCCATGCCCTGATTGACTCGTCCGTGACGCCTTCGGGCAACCACGGGACGGTGACGACAAACATTGACGGCGCTGCCTTAAATGGCTCGTTCAAGTCCGGTAAATGCTCAAAGCTGTCGAACATAGTCACGATGTCAAAAACACCCGGCTGTAAGTCTTTGACCACCGGCACCCCGATGTCATCGCCATGTGCGTCGTAACCCATCGTGAAAAATCCAGCGCGCGATGCCTGACGGATGAACTCACCGTCACCGTAACCGATGTCGAGAATGCGGCCTGATTTTTTGTAAAGCCACAAGAACGCGAGGCGCACCCATGAAAGCTCGACGGTAGGGCGTCCGGCGTATCCCGCCACGTATTCGGCTCCGTACTTCATGGGCTCAACGGTTTCTTGCCAGAGGTGCCCACAGTTTTGGCAGTGAAGCAGACCAGATAGCGGCCAACGAACCCACGCAGGGCGGCGAACGTCGGTGGGGTATTGGCAACATGGGCAAGTCATATAACCTCTACCGGCGCGGGCGCATATTCTTTCGGGACGAGAATCATTTCGGGCGTCACGTATTTCATAAACCCTGAGCGGTTTTCTTGTTCAGGTTTGAAAAGAGTTAGCGGCTTTCTGAAAGCCTGAGCCAAAGGCGCAAGGTGGCCGATTTGCGTTGCGATGTGGTCAACGCGCGAAATCAAGCTTAGGTAGCTGCCGACGGGATGCTGTGACGAAAATTTGTAGTCGATGCCGACGAGGCGGTTTTTTATCGTGTTTGTTTCGTGCTCAATCGCGATGAAGTAAAAGCGGTCGCGATTGTCGAGCATCCACCGTTGAATCACTCTATGATCTGGAGTGATTGAAAAATCGTTGCGGTTGCGGTGCATGTGTGCGGTACTTGGCTCTTTTATCAAGCAGACTTTACGGTACGTTTTGAATATCTCTGAAAGTTTAGGCGCCTCTTCTTTCCACGGCAATTCAAAAGGCAGCATCGGGACGCCTGCCGCTTTGCAGTAGTCTTCGTAATAGTTATGACCGGGGCGCGGCATGTAGCGAAGGCGCACGGCATCCGACGGCGCGGCGTCCATGGGAATCGTGTTTGCATTTTCGATGAAGTGGAAAACGTCAGGGTAATTTGTTGCGACCGTCACCGGCTGAGATTTTGCGAAGTGTGCAACGATAGGCGCCGCAAAAACTGCGTCCCCTAATCCTGAAAGTGTGCGAAAGGTTTTTACCGCCTGAGAAGTGCGGACTTGTGAATCAGTCACGCAAGACCGCTAATCTGACAAGTGATCGTGCGTCAAGTCAATGAAACAATCTTCCACAATCTCGACGGCCTTTACTGGAAAAGGGTTTGCACTTCCGACCGCGCACCATTCAGAATAATAGCGCAGCGCATTTTCGATAGATGTTGCTGGAACGTAAAAATAAACCGCCTGTGTGGATGTATTCTTTTTCTGGTCTCATGTCATTGACTCCCATTCACGAAATTTAGACTCAAAAGCGCCACGCGCATACAGCGTGCGAACCCACAACCGATAATAACGGCGCTTCTTTTTGCTGCCATGTTCGGCCTGTTGTATCATAGAGTGCAGCAGTCGCGCAAACCGGCATAGCTTGCCGTACTCTGTTGCAATATGTGCTGTCTCGGCAGCGGTGAACCCTCGCACAGCTTTAAGGTCAAAAGGCTGGTCTCCGCTTGCTAAAAAGTTTCTCGGCGCGGCTTCTGCTATGTCCTTGAAACGGCGGGTCATGCAACTTCCCATGAGAATAAAATCTTTCCTGGCATTTTGCCTGTCTGTTCAAAAGCAGCAGCGCGGATTAAATCGCGGAATGCTTCGGCCTCTCGTTTGACCTGCCAAGCGTCCAAACCGCCTGCCATAACCTCTGCTCGGTTTTCCCTCTGTACGCATTCAAAGTGTATTTTTTCTGTCGTCACGCTACCCCCTCAAAACTTATCCCCTCTTTCAAGGCAGAGGCGAGGGACGAGTAGTTGAGAGCCATAGCCCGATTAAAAGCTCCACGCTTTGAACCTTGCGGATGATCTGTTGAGTGTTCGTAAGTTAGTTTCAATGATTCAATATCCCTCACCATTGCCGCGCATTCTTCGGGGGTTATGTTCATAATTTATCCTTGTAGTACCAATTATCACAATACGCTCGAAACTCTTCTGACAGAATTTTATCCTTAATAAATCGCCTTTGAAATATGAAGTTTCTATACACGATAGAAAAAAGTTTTTCGCATTCCGCTATTGAATCATCTTGAGTAGCGAACGCGAACGGCCTTAATATATGATTAAGGTGCTGCACAAACTCATATAGCTTGGCGTATTCATTGTCGCCATGTCCTGAATAGTCGCGTAATTTAATGTCCGCGATGTCCTCTATTTGCTTGGCGGATAACGCTTCGAGAAGCTCAATTAACTTACTATTATTAAGCGCGTAAAGATCGCTTTGGCGAAACCAATCTCCATTCAGTTTCATTATTATTTTGTCTTTCATCCCTCCCCCTTAATCCCGTAAATCTTAAATGCTATCTCTTCGACGCAGTCCTTAATCGTAATCAACCCACGCCGCCGCGCCATGCGGATGTAACTCCCTGACCGGCCCATGAGCCGCGCAAGTTTATCCGTCCCGCCTGCCTTTGCCACCTCTTGTGCCAAGGCGTCGAGATAGTCAGCACGGAGAGCGGCGACCGCTTCGCGTTTGAGTTTTACGAAGGCTTTGAGTTCTTGTTTGTTCATGCCGCGCCCTCTGACGTGAATTTTTTAGAAAGGTAGCTGATTTCCTTGTTGAGTCTGACAATCTTTGTATTGCGTGAACCTGATTGTTTTTCCGCAAGTATGTAAGAACGCAGAGCCTTTAGGTGCGCAATTGCTGCCAAAGCGGACATTTCTTGTTGAATCTTTGTTGATACTGTTTTCATCTTTTACCCTCCAAGCGGGGCGGCTTATGCCGCGACAAGGCAAGATTTCGCCAAGCGAATCGCCTCAGATTTAGCGGCTTGCGCTTCTGAAAAGTCTTTAATCATTATATAAAGTTCATACGCTACGAACATATCAGCGCATGAGTTGTGCTTTTGCGCTGATATATAAAACTCGTCAGCTAAGTCGCGAATTGAATCTGATACAGATTGCGATTCAACGCCGTAAAGAATTTGTCTTTTTGTGTGATCTGCGACTCTATATGTTGCATCGTCAAGCGTCACGTATACAGAGCATGTACCCGCAATTTTGGCAAAAGCTGATTCACTCTGAGCGACTATGCTCTTGATTTTTTCGGCTCTTTTTGCTGTCATTGTTTTCATAAAGTCAATGTAAGCAATTCGAGACGAACCGTCAAGTATTTGTGACGTTTTTTGTAGATAAAATTCCCGTGAGATTTTTTTCTAAACAATGAGAGACGTCGAGGCCCCAACTACTCGTGACGACCCCACCCGTCAGGGAAGAACCTACAATGTTTTTTTATGAGCCTTCCAGACGCGTTTACAGGCTCTCTGCGGGGCTTTATTGTTCCCATTAGGGGGTAGGGTAGGGGGAGGGGCTACCATGCCTTATCTATGGCCCGTGTTAATGCTTTCTGTATCTCGTTTTCTATGTTGTCATTATAGACCTTTTCGACTATCTCAGCCCACTTAAGGCGGGGTTTATACTTGGCTTGTTCAGAGGCGACGAGCACAGGTACGGCAAGTTTATTGCCTAAGCGTTGCATTACTATGGGTTTTGTGGGATGGAAGAAGAAACCGCCAGTCTTGCCCCGTGCCTTCTTCTTACCTTTCTGCCTGTTTGCTGTATATCCTGAACCGTCTGGAGCTTCGAGGACCTGGAGTTCTGAGAGCATCTTCACAAGAGCTGAGCGTTTAGGGTTTCCGAACCCGTCTAACTCCATATACCGGGTGGGCACGAAAACCTTTTTATCTTTGTTTATTCCGGTTACAAACTTGGCGCCAATGATACGCTGTAGCCTGTTCTCAAAGGCTTTGGGTGTTCTCTTGCCGCCGTCGATCTCTGGGGCGAGGTATTGCGCCGGGCTAACTGCATTGCCTGACTTTTGCTTAAAGGTCTTATTGTCATTGATACCTATTAGGGCGAATATCTCAGAGGCTTGCGGGTCTGCCTTTTGGACAAGTACACTATTTATGGTGCGCGGGGTTGGGCGGTCGAAGACTTGCTTCATGTTGGCCTGAATGGCAGCGCGGACGAGAAAGGCTGTATTGTTTACGGCGATAGCTTCGGCATCGGGAAAGGTCTTTGCCATAGTGCGCAAGCCTGAGAGGTAGCCCTCTGCGTCGACTATTGCCTCAATTTTCATACTGTCGATGTCTCGTCGTATCCTAACTCGTTAACGGTGTTATCAATGACGATCCCCTGCATGGTGGCTGACAAGCTTTGATTGTTTGCTGAAACTGTCCCTGTAATCTTAACGATGGTTTTTTCGGGTAATCTTAACGGGATATGAAAGTCGTACATGTCCGACGTTGCCCCAGAACCGTTTACAACCGTATTTCCCCTAACATTAAAAATACCGCCAAAAGGTTTTATTAGCAGATTGCCGGTTGTAAATCCTGTGCTTGCCGTACTGATTGCCCAATCATAAAGCAAAAGCGATTTTCCAAGTGGCACCTGATAGATTATGGATTGCGCCTGATTTTCTGTGGGTTGCATTTGTTGCTGTACGGATGAGTTTGCAGCGGTCGAAGTACATGTGATTGTACCGACATTTGCGCCGGTGCTGCCTGCGGTGTTTCCTATCATGCGGTAAACAATCCAGTATTTATTGACGGATAACACGTTTGCTGTGCCGTTGAGTGTGATTGTCTCCGAAACTTCAGAGTAGTTCTCATTCAATCCGGTTATTGTAAGAGTCCTTAGGCCGGTGCCGTTCGACGTGTCGTTTGTTGATGTGCTAACGATGTTTACTTTTTCCGCTGTAGTCGGAGCTGCCCATGTTCCGCCCTGTGAAATTATATCCTCGGACGCTGCGGTGTCGATATCTGCGTTTTTACCGATTTTGTAAAAGCGTGTAACACCTGGAACCTTGCCGCGAGCAACGGCGACGATGAAGTCTTCAGTCATAGTTTACCCCTTTAAAAGTTTTTCCTCAATCACTCGCGCTGTGGTTTCGCAAGTAAGCATCTTGTTAATTATTCCTGTGCGGTCGGTAGTCATCGTTACTTCGAGAATCTTTATATTACTTTGTAAATTGAAATCCACAAACGGAAAATGACGAGCTATGAAATGCGGCACGTCTACCTTTTTAAAGTCGCTTGGCATCAATCCCACTTGCATACCTCCGTTTGCTTTGCTGGCAAACTCAGTTTTTCGAATGGCTCGGCCATGGGTTGCAACCGACGGACAGAGAAAAGGCCGTCCATAGGAACAATAAAGCGGCCAGACTTGACAACGCATTTTGCTGAGCCGTGCGCGATTTCTGGGCGGTGTTTTTCCGTAATGTCCCGCACCGTGAATTCGTAGCGCGACTCTTCGCAATTCTCAGTAGGGAAGTAAGGCCGACAAACATAGTCGACCTGCGCGAGGGTTAAAATAAGATCATAGAAAGCGATGAACGCGAAAGCCCGCAACATGATTAAAAGCCTCGCACCAAATTTACGCCGTCAAGCATATTGCCACTTGAAACCATTGGCGCGGGTGCCAAGTTTTAACGCCTCTGAAAGCGTACCGAGACAGATTTCATTTTCTCGCGCTGCCTGAGTCAAAGACTCGTATCGCTTACCGTCGCTGCGTAATAGCGGTTTCTTTTTGCCGTTGTATTTTCGATTGTCGATTTTCATGGTTAAAGATATTCCCATTTAAATCCGTTTGCACGTATCCCGATTTTCAGGGCTAATGATATCGTGCCGACCGTCAATTCATTATCGCGCGCGGCTTGTGCTAAAGATTCATACTTCTTGCCGTCGCTTCGGACGACGGCTTTCTTTTTTCCCGTGTTAAATCGTCTCATGTTTTCTTTCATACTGCCTCCAGATGCTCAAACAAAGTAGGCGCGGACTTTTCGACCTCTAGCTTTTTCAGGTAGTCAACGCCGTCTTTATAATAAGCCTCTGACAATTCTGTGCCAATTCCGACGCGGTTCATTTTAACCGCCATGTATGGCACCGAGAATATCCCGGCGAAAGGGTCAAAAATCGCCTCGCCCTCGTTTGAGTATCGCACTAAAAGCCTTTCGATTATGTCGAGTTGTAGCGGGCATACATGCTTTTGCTTTCCGCTGTTTACTTGGTTGAGGTTCAACGTACGGAAACGCATCACATCATCCCATGTGTTACCATCGGTTGCCGAAGGCGACATCGTGCCAAAGGTTGCGGATAGCTTGCCGTTTTTTTCAAGCGTCGCCGCTATCTCTGTATGCTCTTTGTAGTTGTATACATTATCCTTGGAAAACTTTTTGTACGCATGGAAAACCTGAGACTGGTCGGCCATGTTCTTAACTTCTTCGGATGTCAAAAGCCTGTCACCGCTTGAACGCCAAAAAGAGTCGGCGTCAATCTGCCAGCGCCCACGTCCATAATACTCTTTTGACTTTACGACCGGGATGTCTGCGTATGCGTTCGACTTGTCAGACGGTAACTTGCGAAAAAGTAAAACGTACTCTGGGCAACCGATACCCATTTTCGATCCGTCCTTTGCGTTCTCGCTCCAGCCGAGACGGTATGTCTGATTGTTCTCGCGCACAACGTCGGTATTTACGTGGATGCGGCCCATGTAGCGAAAGCCATGCTTCATAAAGTGCATGACTGTTAAGTCTGAAAATGGGTCAACGGTCGGCATACCGTCGCCGGTTGCGTTGCCAAAAAGGATGCGGTCTTTGACATGGATACACGCCATGCGGCCTGGTTGTAAAACTTTAAGCAGGTTCGGTGTGAGATAGTCCATCTGCTTAAAAAACTCGTCATTGTCTGACGTGTGGCCGAAATCATTATAAGTAGGCGTGTACTCGTAATGATTTGCGAATGGGATAGATGTCACGATAAGCCCTACCGAATCACGCTTCATGTCCTGAGTTTCAAGCACATTGTCCCGGTTAATCGCTGTGAACCGAGATCCTTTTGTTTCTTTTCTTGTGTCCATTAAATACCTCTTGAATGCTTTTTTTGTAGTGACGCCGAGCCCATGCTCAGCAATGATTTTTTTCATTTGTTCCGACATTTCATTATGCAGACGCCATTTTTCTTGTAAAGTTTTGAGAATGTCGCGTTCATATTCCGTGTGAATAATATAGATTACCACCTCTTTTTCTTGCCCGAATCTATACACGCGATGGATTGCCTGTATAAAGTCGTTAAATTCGTAGTTAATCCCCATGAAGATCTCTATTCGACAATGCCTCTGAAAGTTGCAACCTTGACCGGCAATTTCTGGCTTAGTCGCTAAGTATTTGATTTCACCGTCAGCGAATTGTCCTAAAAGACTTTCTTTGACTTCGATGTCTTGTGAGCCATATACGTCAACCGCATCTTTTACGGCGGACATAATCGCTTCGCGCTCGCTTTCGAGGTGATGCCAGATAATAGCATTCTCGCCTTTGTGCTTTTTCAAAATCTTTTGAACCGCTGAAAGCCGACTGCCGATGCTGCGCCGCTTTTCGGATGCTGCATCGCTTAGCGAGACTGCTTGACCTCGAATTAGTTCCAGCTGTTCAAACTTTTGGGCGACTTCTTTTTCTGACTCGACTTCGATGTAACGCACGTCAAGTTTTGGCAAGTCGTAGCCTGTCGCGTCATAACCCAAGTCGGCGGGCGACGATATAAACAAAGCCCACGAGCTAACCCATAACCAAAACTCTTCGACCTTGTGAGGATAAAGTGTGAGGTCGTTAGCCTTTTCAGAATTGCGCTGAAAGAATCGCGTCAAGGCCTGCCCGGTATCCATTATCTCAAGGAACCCCGCGTAGTGGATGAGTTCCTTGAGCCTGTTGGGGCTTGGGGTGGCTGTCGCTACAAACTTATACGGTATCCCCGCAAACTTCGGCAAAAACTCTTGATAGGTTTTCGACCCATAAGATCTGAGACATGACGCCTCGTCGAGCGACACACAATCAAATCGGCGCACGTCAATGTCTCCGTCACGCACACGCTCATAGTTTGTGATGCAGATATCTGTCTTTGCCGCTTCGGCATCTGCCTGATTCTTTATGTACGTGATTTCAATTCCGAGTTTATTCCGAGCCTCGTTTTCAAACTCTCGCTTTACCGAAAGCGGGCATATAATCAATGCGCGGCATTTCCTGTGCTTGGCGATAACCATGCAGATAATTAGCTCCTGAATAGTTTTGCCAAGCCCGAACGATTCAAATAATGCGCGGCGTCCACCTTCGATAGCCCACTTTACCGCGTCTCGCTGATGCGGCTTTATTTTTGTCCCGTCAAGAAACTTCTCAGGGATATTATATTCGACTTTAGAAAGACCTGACGATTCCGCCAACCTGATTTTTTGCATGAGAAAATCTTCATATTTCATAGTGTACCTCTATTTTCTTTTGCAGCATTCCCGCAATCTGTTCCGGGTGAATATCCCAACCTATCCCGCGTAATTTGTAAACACGTAATGCCGCATATTCGTGCGGCACGTCGTCACGTCCGGCGAGCCTCAGACTTTCCAAAGTATCGACACTGAAAAAGTCGGCAATCTTTTTGCCATAGCTCTTGTGATCGTAACACGCCACCGCATAGGCTTTGTAACCGTGCTTCGCCGCCTTCAAAAGCTCTGGTATTTGATGCGGCTTGAAATCTTTCAGACGCAACCGAAACGACTTCGGAACCTTTGCCTCTATGGTGAAGAAAGCGCCACCGATTGCCGCGTGTATATCATAAGGCCGCGCCGGGGAAAACTTCGCCATGATTCCACGGTTGTCTGGTATCTTATACCAGTGGCCCCCGGCTTTTCTCCATGCGTTGCCAAACTCTGTGCAGAAATCACCCTCTGGGTTCTTGCGCTTACTCATGCTTTTTTACCACATCTTGAGCAAATCCAAGAATCATTGTCTTTTATGTGCGTGTACTGATGCTCTTCATGTTGACACGCGTGCGCATTTGCCTCACCGACAATTTGAGATGCTGCCTTTACTGAATCAGTCACGCGCACATCGTCTTCGACTTCCGGCCATTTTTTTAGGCGCTCGATATAGATTAAAGCAGCGATGCGGATAATCTCTTTTTTTGTTTCGGTCATAATTCACCTGCCGCAGTTAGGGACGCAATCAATCCAGTTATAAATGCAAAAAAAAGATACACCACAAGAGAAAACCCGCGGCCTGTATCAAACTCAAGCCAAAATTGTGGCACGCCAAAATACACACGCTGCAACGTCGGCCACACAAGCCAGTAAACAATTGCTATGACTGAATGTGCAATTGTCACGGTTAGCAGTATTTTTTTTAGAATCGACATTTTCTTTTCGTTGTAATAACTCATGGTAGTTTAACCTCCGTTAAAGCCGAGAGGCGAATCAGCATTGCATCCCGCGCTTGCTTGTCTCCCACACAAAACTTTTCGCATATTTCCTCTATCGGCTGTTGCGCCGTAACGATGAGCCGAAAGCCTTTACCGGCCCGCGCTGCATCGAAAATCAAAAACAACTTTCCGCGCATTGCTTCGCTTGGCATGATTTGCCCGATGTCATCCAAAACCCAAAGGCCGGAAAACTTCGGCGGTTCATTGTTCATCGCCATACGTGTAAGTTCTGTTTTCAATTGCTCGCCCTTCAATACCTTTACGCCGCGCTGGTAGGTCATTGCACACGCAGCGGCCAAAGTCGTCTTTCCCTGTCCGGTCGCTCCATAGATGTAAAGACTCTTGCGCGCCTTGAAATCTTCGAGCGCCTTTGACTGACGAGGTGAAAGCGTCGGGATTTTCTCAAGGCCAAGGTCGCGGAGAATCCCTTCCTGGTATTCGTCGAGACGCGCGGCTTTTTTGCATGGGCAAATATCTATTGCGAGCGGGCGGCATATCGTCGTATCGATCTTTGCATCCGGGTTTACCTCGCCAAAGATGTCGCTCTCATCATGCTTCGGCATTTTTTCCGCTAAGGATTCTTTCAGGGTGCCGATAATTTGTTTATGCTCTTCGAGTGTCGTGCTGTATGTCGTTTGCTCAAAGCGTCTAATCACGTAGCCCTGACCGCTGCATGGCAAAACGCATTCGCCGACAGTGTGGAAAGTCCCGGCGCATCCGTCTTTCTTGTCGTCGCCTTTTAGCTGAGCAATAAGGGCGGCCGTTGCATCTGCTTTCGTTTTAATGGTGAGAGTGTCTTTCTGTATCATTCTTTATGCCTCCGTAAAGAAAAACCCGGCGCGAACCGGGCAAGTGTTTTACTTTGTTCTCGTCTTTGATATCCGCGATAACTTGACGCGCCGCGTTTTGGATTTCATCCATGATGCGACCGTCTTTCAGTTCTTCGAGGGCTATCACATTTTGCTTTGACATTGTTTCTCCTATGCTTTTATAAAGCTATTCATTTTTAGCCATCGCCTGCGCCTACGCCTAAGCCTACGCCTGCGCCATAGCCATCGCCTGCGCCATCGCCATAGCCATAGCCATCGCCATCGCCATAGCCATAGCCATCGCCTGCGCCTGCGCCATAGCCATC